AGAGAAAGAGTCTGGATTGTGGCAAACGCCAACGGCAGTAGGAATCAATCAGAGAAGTCAGGAAGCATTGGAAAGGAAAATGAAAAAGAGACTGGCAATCGGCAGGACAACAGTTCCCCCTGGTTCCCTGATGGAACAGATTCAACTGTCCCCCAACAAGAATCAGAAACCAAGATGGAATCTCTGGAGAACACCCGACAATCTAGCGGGGGGATCGAATCTTCCAGGAATACAAAGAGCTCTAGACGAGGGACATTTAAAACGGCCGAGCGGTCAACCCATACAAATAAGATTACACGATCAAGTGAGAGAGCCGAGACTCTGGCCAACACCCAGGGAGTTTATGCACAAGGACAGTACGACGGACAGGGGCAAAGGCAACCTTGGAGAGAAAGTTGGTGGGCAACTGAACCCGACGTGGGTCGAGTGGCTCATGGGATACCCGCCAGGGTGGACCGACTTAAAGCATTAGGCAATAGCCTCGTTCCTCATATTCCTTATTACATAGGACTTTCACTCCTGGAGGTTCATGATGCATAGACACGTTATCATAGGGCCACCTGGCACAGGAAAGACCACTTATCTAAAAGATAAGGTGGAAGAGCTTCTTAACGCGGGCATATGCACCTCAAAGGAGATAGGCTACTTTAGTTTCACCGTGAGAGCGGCGGAAGAAATACGTGATCGCATCGTGAAGGACTCTAATCAGAAATGCACGAAGGAAACAGTTAAGATTGTGTATCCTTATTTCTCCACGTTGCACTCCCTGGCGTATCGTCGTCTGCAGCTTCAGCAAGCGCAGATCATGGACGATCATGACTATGAGGAGTTATCACGGATCACGGGCCACGAATATGTCAATAAAATGAAAAAAGGAAACGGTGTGGACATTGCTATGCCTACAGCAAAGAGTGAATACCAAGATATGATTAATCTCGCATACGCCAGATATCCTAATGACAAAGATCGTTTATATAAAGTTTTTAGAGACACCACCTTGAACAACTATGGAGCGAGAAAGCTCATTGAACAAATGGATTTGGATTTAAGAAAGTTTAAAGAAGACAGCTCCCCTTAAATATCTATTCATTGATGAAGCGCAGGATCTCAGCGCACAGCAATGGCAGGTTGTGGACATGATCCAGGAGAAATCTGGAGCGCTTGAAACATACATAGCGGGAGATGACGATCAAGCCATCTTCAGGTGGGCTGGAGCGGACATTGAACATTTTATTCGAATGGCTGATCGTAATAATGAAAATACGATTATACCTTTAACGGAATCGTATCGCATTCCCATCAGCGTGCACAGTCTTGCCACAAAACTTGGACAGTCAATATCCCAACGTATCCCAAAACAATACAAGCCAAGAGATGAAGTGGGGATAAGAAAAGTTTTAAATATAAGACCTTTAAATCAAGGATTGAAGGAAGGTCAGTGGTTAATTTTATGCAGAACTCACGAAATTGTAAAGCAGGTGTGTGAGGCCTTGGAAACATATGGATGGATCTATAAGCGCTATGGGTTTCCAACCATCAGTTTTAAGTACATCGAGGCCATCAGGGCGTGGACCGCGCTTCAAAACGGAAAGTCTATCTCAGGCGTAGTATGTGATGTCATTTATCATCATATGGACAGCACGCGTATCAAGAGAAATTACGGAGTGTTCAAGGGACAACCCGAAGGAACATATAGCCTGGAAGATCTTATTAAAGATTATGGCCTGCGGGAAACAATTAAATTATCAAAAGAAAAGGAACTTAGCACTAGGGAGATAGCTTGGTATGACATGTTAAATTCCAAGGGATTGCAGCGCCGTAAAACCTATTTACGCGCGGTAATGCGATCGGGTAACAAACTTGACTCTATTCCCCGCATTGAAGTGTCAACCATTCACGCATCCAAGGGTGGTGAAAGACAAAAAGTTATGTTATTAACCGACTTATCCTATGCCCCTTACAGGTCGTATACAGAAAGCCAACAAGGAAGAGATGATGAAGCAAGAGTTTTTTAGGGGACATATGAATATGAACCCATCTTTCACTACGCGAGTCAAATCACTGATCCCAATTGGGGTCCAACAACATTATCAGAAAAGAGAAGTGTTTATTTAAAATGATCTCGCAGGACATTTTAAAAGACGCACAGAATTTAATTGGTGACGATCGCCAGAAAGACTATGGCGACAAGGTAACCAATCACACGAACATCGCTGCGTTATGGTCGATCTTCCTCCAAAGAAAAATAACGGCACATGACGTAGCGGTGTGCATGGCCTTAGTAAAAGTAGCACGGCTCATGCACCAACATAAAAAAGACAGCTACATTGATATGGCCGCCTACGCTGCCATTGCTGGGGAAATAGAAGCCCGCAGTGCAACGAAAGATCAATCTTTTGAATCCGAGGGGGAGAGACGAGGCCGAATTGGAGAGGAACGTATAAAATCATTAAATAAAAAAAATGATCCGTTTGAAAGGAACAAAGCCTATATTGAACACCGTGAAGAGTTTCCTTATTATCCAGATAAAAACAAAACACCCTCAGAAGAGCTGCAGGATGAACTAGAACCAATACCATGTCCTCATAATTAAAATGAAAGAACAGCCCAACTGGTTTCCTAAAGTTCATGTAATGCCCAGCGAGTGGGTAATGCCTGATCACTTTCCCGATCTCTCTGAGTATACAGAAATAGCTATTGACGTAGAAACACGGGATCCAGGACTAACAACACTAGGCCCAGGATGGGTGTCTAAACACGGAGAAGTGGTGGGGATTGCTGTTGCGGTGGACGGCTGGTGTGGATATTTTCCCATAGCCCACGAAACACCGCCCAACATGGATAAAAAAATCGTGACTAAGTGGTTGAAAAAACAATGTTCTTACGAATACATGAACTACGTCTTTCACAATGCTTTTTATGACGTAGGCTGGTTATCCACTTTAGGTATTGACATCCGAGGAAAAATAATCGACACTTTGATTGCCGCACCATTGGTAGATGAGAACAGGTTTCGTTTCGATCTAAATTCATTAGGAAAAGACTATCTACAAGAATCGAAATCGGAAACCCAACTCTACGAAGCGGCAAAAATGTGGGGCATCAATCCGAAATCGGAATTGTGGAAGCTTCCGGCCTCACACGTAGGCGAATACGCAGAGCAAGATGCTGCTGTGACCCTCCGTCTTTGGCATCATCTCAAAAAAGAAATTATATCACAGAACTTATTAAGTATTTTTGAACTCGAGATAGATCTCTTTCCCGTTTTGTTCAAAATGAAACAAAAAGGAGTACGGGTCGATCTTGAAAAAGCGGAAAGGATAAAAAATGATTTATTATCTAAAGAGAATAAGATTCTGGCTTCAATTAAGAAGCTCACAGGTCAGAGTGTGGAGATATGGGCTGCAACCTCGGTGGCGAAAGCTTTTCAAAGCCAGAGCATCCCTTACGACCGCACTCCAACGGGCAAACCAAAGTTCGATAAAAACTTTTTATCAAGTCATGAAAGCCCTTTGGCAAAGATGGTGGTGGAAGCTAGGGAGATTAACAAGGCGCGAACAGCCTTCATTGGAAGTATCTCCAACCATTCGCACCAAGCACGGATTCACGCAGAAATACACCAAATGAGATCGGATCAGGGTGGTACCGTCACTGGACGGTTTTCCTACTCGAATCCGAACCTCCAACAGATCCCCGCTCGCAATGCCATACTTGGTCCATTAATTCGTTCCATTTTTGTACCAGAACAGGATTGTGAGTGGGGTATATTTGACTACTCTCAACAGGAACCACGGCTCGTGGTCCACTATGCAGCCCTGCAAGAATTCTCCGGAGCATCAAAATTCTTGGATGCTTATCAAGAAGATGAGACAACGGATTTTCATCAACTCGTCGCTGAGATTGCCAATATTCCACGGAAACAAGCTAAGTCAATTAATTTAGGATTGTTTTATGGTATGGGAAAAGGAAAACTGATGTCACAATTAGGCCTTAATTTGGAAGATGCCGAGGACATTCTAGCCACATATCATGGAAGAGTTCCTTTTGTTAAGCAATTGATGAAGGACACAATGTATAAGGCTGGAAAAAAAGGATACTTACGCACACTTCTGGGAAGACGATGCCGTTTTGATTTATGGGAACCAACTAATGAATGGGGCTCAAAAGCTCTTCCGCTGAAACAAGCGGAAGACGAATATGGCGAACATATGATTAAACGGGCCTGGACTTATAAGGCTCTCAATAGATTAATTCAAGGATCAGCTGCGGATCAAACAAAAAAAGCTATGCTGGAGCTCTCTAAAGAGGGATATATAGCACACATCCAAGTCCACGATGAACTAGATTTTTCCATCAGTAGTAAAAAAGACCAGGAAAGAATAAAAGAGATTATGGAAACATCTGTTGAATTATTGGTACCAAGCAAGGTAGATATAGAAATAGGGAAAAGTTGGGGAGATGCTGGAAAATGACATTTAATGCAAAAGAATATTCCAAGAAATACAGAGAGAAAAATCTTAAGAAAGGACGTGAGACAGCACTAGCTTACCATTATAAAAGAAAAAAAGAACTGGAACAGATAAGGAAAAGATATGAAAAAACGTAATCCCGTAGCACAGGAGCTGCGCTCACCAAAATATCAAAAGCGCATAGTAAAGGATAAAAGAAATAAAAAGGATAGCCAATATACTATGAAGGAACTACAAGATTTTTTAAAGACTAACGGACCTACAGGAAAAATTAACAGGGAGCAGATATGAAAACCGATGAAAAACATTTAAAGCTGTTATTACCTTATTATATTAAAGAATATCGTAACATTATTCCTCCTGAGCTAGCTCAAGAAATAATAACGCAACCTGACTTAAAATTTCACCCCGCGACTGCGGGAGGGGGAAAAATCAGTGAGGCTCGCCGTTGTTATGTGAAATCTCTTGAACCAAAATTCAAGAAGAAAATTTCCTCTATTTTTAATAATATCTTTAAATCATACATTCATGAATTTAAATTTTTTGAGGGATTAAAAATGGAGGATACGGGATATGACCATCTTCTCTACAA